CCACGAGCTTCTAAGGTTTTACGCTGTTCAGCAGTCCACTGTTTCCCATATCTAAACTCACGGTCTTCCTGCGCATGCGTTGCCCAAGTATCTCTATTCTTAGAATAAGTCTTCCAGATATCTATAATCTCGTCTACATTCTTTTTCATTTTAGCCATTATGCTGTCATCCAATCAATAAACTTGTTTTTCTTCTTGGAATCTTTTTTGTCACTGCCCTTCCTTACCTTACAGGGAACTGAATGGTCTAGAGCTGTCCAAATAGCATCGAGTACATCATCATGCCTACCCTTGGGATAAGAAAGAAATTCCTGCTGTGCAGTTATATCTTTTGCCCTGAAATAGAATTCTCCTTTTGCTAGTATTGGTACCAAAGAAAGCAATCTTTCGCTCTTACGCGTTCGGGGTTTAACACCTTTCTCTAAACCGGGAATATAAATATTCTTCTCTAACATTATCTTCTTAACAGAAGCCCTCAAAGCTTCCTGGTATGCTACAGTTTCTATCTTCATCTTTTTAGGCTTATACTTTTCATAAAGTTCGATAATCTTATCAGGCTGTAATGCAGGGTCGAGTCTATTTCTGTAAATATCCACAATATATTTATTATTATGAAAATCAATGGCAAGCAAAGCAACCACAAAGTAGTCAGCCCTAATAGATAGAGAACTAGCAGGGTCCACCCCCGCATAGATTTCAACAGGTACAATCTCTTTTTCATCTCCCTTTTCCTTTACCAAGCAGTTCTGGCCATCAATCCTCTCAAAGTCATAATGGTGTAACTTTATATATTCTGGTTTAAAAGGAGCACTATCAGGACTCTGGGCAATATTCATGTACTCCTGATAAAACCCATTCAGGTTTCCAACACTCTCATACTCTTCTTTAATGCTTAATATCCTGTCAACTGGGAATCTTGCAGGCCAGATACTCTTCTCATCATCATCCCATATCGTATACCAAAGTGTTTTCCATGCAGCACTCTCTTTACCCCAATTCAGGAAGCAATCTTCTGATATAACCGTGCCTATCATTATAATCCTACCATCATCACTTAAAGAAGGCACAACAGCTTCAGTAATCCACTTTCTATTCTTTACACGAGCTTCAGGAGTCATAGCATTAAGTTCTGACTCAAAATCATCAATTATAATAAGGTTAGGACGAGTATCGCCTTCAATAAAACCACGAACCCTCTGACCAGTACCAACTGCGACTATTCTAGTCCCATTTGCAAGTATAATATCATTATTCGTCCATCTAGGAGCTGTTCTACTTCCAAGGTCTCCAAATGTTTCTCTAAAAATATCTGACTGGTCTAAGTGATACTTTATCCTACTTAAGAAGTTTATTGACTGAGCCTGAGATTCTGATATAACAACAATAAACAAGTCTTCACTACCCTTAAATGCTAACTTCCAAAGAGGGAATATAAGAGAGCATACAGTCGATTTAGCAGTTCCACGAGGAGCAGCTATAAGCACCCTAGATACTTTTTCATCCCTAAGGTCCTTATATATCTCATTATGGAACAAAGGCGTAGTCCTTTTAAGAGCTGAAGGGAAACACAACTTCCCAAACAAGCTGATACTACTCCTAAACTTCTTGAGTACCTGTAACTGTTCGTATTGCTCTTCGTAATCCACTATTCTATATCCTGCTCCACAGTTTCAGTGGCAATTAACTTCTTTTCTTCTTCCTGTATCTTATCAAGAAGTTTTCTTGTAACAGTACCCTCTATTTGAGTTGTAGTCTTCAATTTACTCTTATCCTTCATTCCGTGCATATCCTGTAGATTTTCAACAGCCCTCATAAGATTAGTAACATCTTTTTTATCTTTAGCTGTCGTAATAGTCTCGTCTAATAAGTCAAGAGTATAATCCTCAGTCATTCCATGCTTCGTAAGGAGTTCCTGGAGTTCTTCTCTAACCATATCTCTAAATACCTCCGATTTCATTCTTCGTTTCCACATACCATGCTGAGAATCTGTAAGACTCCCAAAAGCTAAATCAATAGCAAGGTCTTTATTCATGGTCTGGGCATAGGCCATAGCAAGATTCTTCATCTTCTCAGATTTCTTCTTTACCTCTAGCTGTGGTCTCCCGCTTATTGTGTAAGGAGTCATACGACCTTTAACATTAAACTTTATTGTTGGGTATTTAGGATTCCAGAGAAAGTATCCCCAGGGAAGCCTAATATAGGTAGATGTCTGCCCATGATTATTAGGATACACTTTCTTATTTATTACCTTCGCGCAATACCCATCATCCGACAGAGCCCAGTCACCAATTTCTGCATTTTGCCAAGGAACATATACTTTACCAAGTTTATCCATCTCCTTAACGGTATATATCTCATACGTAGTCAATCCTTTATCTCTATGTTTTATTGAAATTGTTTCCACTGTGTCCCCATAAATCTCTTCCCATACTCAACATCGACATTACCAGCTAAATCCTTTGCTCCAGTTTCACCAAAACGCCATTCTCTCCAGAAAGCTTCCTTATCATCACCAGTACGCCCTGATATATCGCCCATCATTTTACTAACTACCTGCTTATACATATCTTTATCCATCTGCGTATGCCCCAATGCTCCTGATCCACCATAATCCCAAGTCTTTTTAAATTCTTCAGCCTGCTGACCCTCCAATCCACGTAATGCAAGAGATTTTTCCATATCACTTCCACCAACTTCTAGAAACATATCAGCCTGATTTCCAAATCTATTTAAATAATCCATTTCTTCCTCAGACCAATTCATCCCAGGCTTATCTCGATAATGCTTAGCTGTAGTACCTGTCAATTGGGCAGGTCCGTATGCACTAGAACCAGAACCTGCTAATGTAGTCCTTATCCATGGATTATCATAACTTCCTGTTTCAGCTCTTGAGATATCTTCATAATAATTAGGTGTATTTTCTGCTATTGTATCCTTAATTGCATTACGATTATCCTCTAATTCTCCAATAAGAGAATCTCTAGACAGTGCCTGTCTAGTTGGTTTCCCACCAGTAAAAGCATCAGGAACCCATCCTTCGTCACCTGCAATCCAATCTCTCCAACCCACTAGCTAACTCCTGCTATAATAAGCAGTGCTAATCCTATAAGAGCCATTCCACCAGCCATCCAGCTTCTCCAGTTTTCAAGGCTGGAAGTGCGTCCGTTAATCTTGTCAACATGACTTTCAACTCTCTCAACAATAGTTTCAATCCTAACTATCCTGCTCTTCAGGTCTTCTCTGTACTCTGCGACTTCTTTGTTATTCAACCCCTACCTCCAGCTCCATTGATTCTTCCTTTCAAGAAGTTAAGTTGGTCAGTAACATCGTTTATTTCTTCCATAACCTTTTCATGTCTATTATCAGCTCTATCATCTGCTTTGTTCCATCTATCAATCAATTTTATTGAGATACCCTGTACATTAGAGATTTCTGATGCCATCTGAGCCATCGACTGTCGCAAACTATCAAGGTCATCATCCTGTGATTTCAATGACTTAATAATATTCATTACCATATAGCTGAATAATATGACTACTACACCAATTGTTCCGTATTCTGCGAATATCTCTATCACTAGTCACTCTCTGTAAACAGACTACCATTAGCAAGAGTCTGTGCCTCTGTCTTAGTTAGGATAGCATTATTAGGATAATCCAATCCATTCCCCAATGCTATCATAGCAGTCAACTCTCCAGTCAACATACTAAATTCCCCCTTAACTATAGTTAAGCTACCATCCAATGATGTCCTCGGAGCTCCTAACAACCCATTAAAAGTAGCCTCCTTCCAGGTAGGTGTATATGCCTCAGTTGGGTTAGATTCTATAATATCTAGTAAATCTGCCTTTAAGTCATCAGATGTGTAACTAAGAGATTTAGAGTCCATCCAAGCCTTAATAACAGTTTTAGTCTTTGAATTAGTAGGTCTGTCATCTGCCAGTACCTTCCATCCCAGCTTTGGTTGCAGTACACTTGGCACTGCTGACTCATAAGTAGTCTTCTTTAAACAAATGTATAATTCATAAT